CGCTATGCCTGAGATTCGTCGCACAGCGACGGAAGCATCTATTATTGCGGATGCACAAAATGCTAGAGCTGCGGACAAACTTGCGATTGTTGAAATTTCAATAGGTCATGTAGCTCGAAAAGTTTTGCAACTAATTCAAGAATTTATGACTGGTGAGGCTATGGCTAGAGTCGCTATGAAAGGCGGCGAAAATCTGTATGTTCCTTACACTCGTGAAGAAGTTTTAGGCGAGTACGATTTCTCAGTAGAAGGTGGTTCAACCCAACCTATTAACGACACGATTCGTAAACAGCAAGCGGTTTCTTTAATGAATGCCGTAGCCCCGTTTGTGGGTACTGTTATTGATCCTGCTGCATTAGCCATGCACATTTTGGAAGAAGGGTTTGATATTAAAGACCCTGCCAAATTTATGGTGCAGCAGCCTGCAACACCTCAGGAGCAGGAGATTGCGGGTGAGGAACCTGCGCCACCTCAGGGCGATGTTCCTATGCCGCAAGGGGTTGGGCCAGAAATGGCTATGGGGCCAATGATGCCGCCTGAGGGTGGATCATTTGCTCCTACTGGTGGGGTCCCTCCTGAGCTTTTATTGCAGTTGCAAAATCAGATGGGTCTGGAATTACCTAACTTATAATCCCCCATCTGGGACAGTTTATGGTGTGTAATAGGAGCAACCAATTTATAGGACTCCTTAGGAGGCAATAGTGCCCGAAGAAAACATAGAAACAACGGAACCCACAAATGTGGATAATTCAGAAATTTCGATAGAAGAACCGATGGAACCTGGTGGTGATTACACTGTCAAGATTGATGGTGCGGAGCATCAGGTCACCCTTGAGGAACTTCAACAAGGATATCAACGACAAGCGGATTACACTCGTAAGACGCAAGAGTTGGCTTCCGAACGTCAACGTTTGCAGCAGGCAGAGACTATTGTGGCAGCTTTAGAAGCTGATCCACAAGGAACTCTGGACGCTTTAGGTGGCGCACTTGGTGTACAGGGCAACCCTGGAACTCAAGACGATATGTCTTGGGAGGATGAGGACCCAACAACACAGCGTGTGGCGCAACTTGAAGCACAAGTTGCTCATCAAGCGAAGACGCATAGACAACAAGCTTTAGACAAAGAGGTAACAAGGCTTAAAGGGGTTTACGGCGAATTTGATGAACGTGAGTTGTTTCAACATGCGTTAAATAACAAAATCGCTAATCTTGAAGCTGCTTACGCCCATAAGAATTTTGGAACTATGGCTAATTACGCTGGTCAATTACAGCGTGATGCTGATGCTTTAGATGCTAAAAGGAAAGGGGCACCTGTTCAGGGCGGTAAATCCGTTCAAGAGGGTGCAGTAAGCACTGATAAGACTAAAGAACCTTCTACGCTTCGTGAGGCTTTTGCTTTAGCTAAACAACAATTAGGCAACTAACCTTTTAAGGAGAAATACAAATGGCAGGTAATGCTAACTTTGACGAAATTCTCTCCACTACGTTAAACAACTATATACCTAAACTGACTGACAACATTTTCACAGCTAGACCTTTGTTCTACGCTTTGACAAATGGTCAGACAATTAGGCGTGTTTCGGGTGGTGCGAAAATCGTTGTTCCTCTTATTTATGGAACAAACTCAACCGCTGGTTCTTACTCAGGAACAGATACTATAGCCACAACTGCTCAGACAGGCATCACAGCCGCTGAGTACGACTGGAAACAGTATGCTGCAACAGTAACTATCAATGGTCTTGAAGAAGCCAAAAACAATGGCGAAGCGCAGATCATCGATCTGTTGGAAGGTAAAATCTTTCAAACTCAAGAAACAATTATTGAAAACATGAACACCATGCTTTTCGGTAATGGTACAGGTAATGGTAGCAAGGACATGCTTGGGCTTGCAGCTTGCATCGGTTTAGGCAATGATGACGGTTCAGCCGCTTTTGCTGGTATTGATGCTACAGCAGGAGACAACTCATGGTGGAGATCATCAGTTGCTAACCAAGCTGGTGCGATAGACGTTAAGTCAATGGCAACCATGTACAACAACGTTTCTGTTGGTAACGATCAACCAACAATTATCATCACTGGTCAATCCCAGTACGAAGCTTACGAGGATCTCCTCGATGGGCAAATTCGTTACACGGACACCGATATGGCTGACGGAGGGTTCCAGAACCTTCTGTTCAAGGGTGCTCCAATTACCTTTGATGGTACTCTTGCTGGTGAAGGAAAAATGTATTTCCTTAACACCAAGTACCTCCAACTCGTAGCTCACAGCGACGTATGGTTTAAACCAACCCCGTTTGTGCGCCCAACGAATCAAGATGCTGTGTTCTCACAGATTCTTTGTTACGGAAACTTGACGACAAGCAACCGCTCACGTCAAGGGTACATCTACGGTATAACACCTGCTTAATCATGGGAAGGGAACTCGCTTACGCATATAAGTCAGGTTCACGACCTTACGGTCAACCTGGTGCAGACAAAAACTTTCGTGATGCTTCCCCCCGCCCTGAGGCGGTGGGAAAAGGACGGAACGTTACTCGTCTTCCTGAAATGAAAAAGCAAGCTCCTATCCCTGAAGAGAAGGTGACCAAGTGTATTTCACTGACTCGTAGCGGGGCCGCCTGCAAAGGCCGTCCTGTTACGGGCAGTGACTTATGCGTCTTCCACAAGGAATAAAATGCAAATTTCAGAAATGAGAACCTATATTCGTGCCGTAGTGGATATAGATTCAACAGACATTTCAGACGATACATTAAATCGTTTTTTAGGCGAAGGTTATGACCGTATTATTTACAGTCAGAAACGTTGGCCTTTTTTGGAAGTTTCAACAACTTTCACAACAGTAGGCGGTCAGAAAGATTATTCGCTCGCTGCTGTTGGTGCGTCAGTTACTAACGGTTTGCGTGAAGTAGCTGCGTTACGCACTGATAGTCATGTCATTACTTTTGTTGGACGTGACGAGGGTGACGTGGTTTACCCATTAAATGTTGGTACTTCAGGTGACCCTTGGTGGTGGTCTTATTGGGGTGAGAATGTAAGGTTGTATCCGACACCTTCATCTGGTGCGACAATAAATGTACGAGGGTATAAAGAAGCTGCGCCTTTTGGACCAGGTTCTGCTGATAGTCTTGAACCTTCAACTTTACCCACTCCGTTTCATATTGTTGTAGCTACTTACGGCATTTCAAGAGCTTATGAACAGCAAGAAGACCCTCAGATGGCTTCACAGTACATGGGTTTATATATAACAGAATTACAAAATCTTAGGGAACGGTATGAGGACATGCCAGCTCCGCAACCTGTGAGGTTAAACAGTCGGAACGCAAGTCGTTGGCGTTCACAAGTTATTTTACCTAATCGGCTACGCTACTCTTGGGAGTAGCTGATGGCTTCAGCCTCACGTAAATCTAATTTTAAGCTAACAGCTTTAGAGTCTTTTTCTGGTGGTCTTAATTTAAGAGCCGACCAGTTTAATTTAGCTCCTAATGAATCTCCAGATTTGTTGAACGTTATTGTTGACCCCAGAGGTGGCATTAAGCAACGTGACGGTATTGACCGTCGTAATGTCACTGCTTTGTCAGCGGACGTTAAAGGAATGTGGGCTTATCATAGGACTACAGGTACAACGACTTTAACTACAGCTAACGCTGTTATGGTCAATTACAGTACTAAAGTTGCTTTTTCTCTTTCAGGTAATTTTACTGATATTACTGGGATGACTGCTAGAACCGATGGGTCTAAAGTTTATGGCATAACAATGAATGACGTTATGTACGCTGTTTCTTACGATAAACCTTCTTTTAAATGGGATGGTGTAACAAGTGGTAGTGCAGTTGATTTAGGTGCTACTTTAGATGGAACTACAGGCAACATGCCACAAGGCAGATACATTGCGATGTGGAACAATTTTGCTTGGGTGGCTCACACTTATGAGTCGGGTACTGCTTACAGATCTAGGTTGCGTTGGTCTAAACAGAATGATCCTGAAAGTTGGGAAGCTTCAGATTATGTTGACATTGATGTCGGTGAACATGGTGATTACATAACTGGTTTAGCTGCTTATGGTGACAGGCTTGTTGTGTTTAAATCAAACAGCACTTACGCAGTTTTTGGTTTTGATTCTGATTCTTTTCAAGTTGTTTTACAATCAGCTTCAGTGGGTATGACTCCTGAATCTACGCCAGCAGTTTCACCTAACGGCGTGTTTTTTTGGTCTGCTGAAGAAGGAGTTTATTTGTACAACGGGCAACAGTTTGTTTATTTATTTTCAAAACTGTTTCCTGGTATAACACAAAATAAGTTTACTTTCGCTATTCAACCTGAGTTAGCTTGGGGTGACAACAGACTTTATGTGTCTGTTGATTGGACTGAAGCTGGTGCGACTACACGTAGAACTCTTATTTATGATCCAACTTTGGGTGAAGCTGGGGCTTGGGTTATGACAGATATTGATGCAGGTCCTTTGCTTTCGTATCGTCCACCTAATGAACGTGCCCAAGTTTTAGGTGGTTGTGTTATTAACACAGGGTCAGTTATTGATTTAGATGATGATACTGACCGTCAATCTGACAGGTACACGGGTTCAACTGAAACTCACATAACTTCGTACTTTGTTACACCTTGGCTTGTGGGTAGTGATCCTATAACTAAGAAACGTTGGGGTAAACCAAGGTTTATTACGTTAGCTGATGAGACTATGGTTATGCCTATTCAAGTGTATAAAGATTATGACAGGTCAGAAGTAGCTAAAAGTTTAAGTATAACTATTACTGGTCGTGCATCTGCATCTCAATGGAATACAGCTAAATGGAACGATTCTGACCCTGATTCTGCATATTATGCAGCTTGGGATGCTGTAACAGCTTCTTTAACAGCAGATGTTATACGTTTACCTACACTTGGGACAGCGCAGTCTATATCCATGAAGGTTAATGGTCCATCTACTAACAAACACTGGGAGATAAACGCTATGGCGTTTACATACAATCCAAGAAGGCTGCGCTAAATGGGTGCTCTTACTGTTACGAATACTTTTTCGGCAGGAACAACAATAGTTGCTGCCGATATGAATCAGAACTTTACTGACATCATTAGTTGGGTAGCAGATGAACCAACATTAGGTTCTACAGACAAGTACGTAACTGTTACTGGAAAACTTTTAGTAACTCAAACTGCTGATTTTACAGGAAATATACAGTTACAAGGTGTGGGTGCATTTGTTGGTTGGGAAGGTGCATCAGCAGATGATCACGAAACTTTGTTGTACGCAACTGGTCCTACTGTTGATCGGGCAATTTATTTGCCTGATGCGGCAGGAACAATAGCTTTAACTTCTGACATTACAGGCACAGTCTGGGATGATCAGGATAACATAATCGCTAACTCGGTTTTCAATTAAATAAAGGAAAGGCAATATGGCAACATATTCAAAAGAACTGCTGTCAGGTGGTACTAACGGTAAGAATATTAAAGTGGCAGCTACGGCTACTGCTGGAACAACTATTCACACTGCCGTTGCAGGTACAACAGATTTAGAAGAAATCTGGTTGTACGCCTGTAACACTGATTCAACGGACAGGAAACTGACCATTGAATACGGTGGAGCGACAGCACCAGATGAATTAACAGAAGTTACCATTACTGCTGAAGCTGGTTGGGTGCTTGTATGCCCTGGTCTGCTTTTGCAGAATGGTCTTGTGGTTAAGGCTTTCGCTGCGGCTGCAAATGTTATTAACATCAATGGTTTTGTTAATAAAATAGACAAGTAGAGGTCCTTTAGTGTTTCGACAAGATAGGACTAACCCTAGTACTGCGGTTTCTACGTGGAAGGGTCGTAAGGATTTGGCTAAGGCTAATCCGTCTACGGCTGTTTCTGCGTGGATGAACGGCGGTTTGGCTGGCGGCGGTGTTCTTAGCGCTTATGGTGGGGTTATTACTCAGTATGAGGATTCTGGTACAACGTACCGTGTTCATGCTTTCAGGGGTACTGGCACGTTTACTGTTCTTGCTGGTTCTGGCGATGCTGATTATCTGATAGTCGGTGGAGCAGGCGGCGGCGGCGGACAGGCTAACGCAAACTCATCTGGCGGTGGCGGTGGTGCTGGTGGTGTTCAA